TTCAGATTTATTATATTCAGGTAATTTTAAATCTACTCCTCTAACGAAATAACCTTCTTTTTTAAGACGAGAAACTAAATGATTGCCGATGAATCCACCGGCTCCAAGAACTAAAGCTGTTTTCATAAATATATTATAAATTCCAACTGCTATTAATCAACCATATATTTATCAGAAGGTATTGAAGGCCATCTTACTACTATTAAATCCGAATCTTCTAGAAAAACAACATCTGATATTTCATTAGGAAAAAATGTAAACATGTGACCTGCAGATAGAGTTCGATCTCTACCTAACTGTTTATCCTTTATTACCATAGAGCCTTTAACAATATAAGTAACTTCTGTAGTAAGTTTATGAAGATGCTTATCACCTATTTTTCCTTTAGGGTGATGCTGATGTGCTACCTCAAAAAAGGGATTTTTAAATAATGATGGTTTAAAATCTCCAATAAACCAACCATTAGTAAAATCATCTATATGCTTTACATCCATTACTTACCGGCTTCTGCTTTTTGAATTCTTGTTGCATGTCTACCACCATCAAAAGTAGTAGTTATCCAGATATAAATCATATCATCTAATAACTCTGTATCTACAAACTTACTTGGTATAGAAAAATAATTTGCACAGTTATGCCGGACTGCATATTCTGCTGTATATTCATTGAATACTAAAGCACTTCGAATACCTTTTTGTTTGTTGCCTGAAATATTCATACCTTGACCAGTTCTACAAAAAGCTAAAGCAAAGTCACAATTACCTTTATTAATAAAATCTGTTACTTGAAAAACATAATCATTATAATCACAATCTTTATCCACAAAAGTACCAAAGTCAGTGTAAGGTAACTCGTACTTACCTAATATAGTTTTAGCCTGCTCTTTAAGATCCCAACCAGAGTGATCTGCGCAAAGAGCAATAGGCTTATCACCAAAAGTTTTTAATGAATGAGTTACAAAGAAATTTAATTCTTCAGGTGTACCCATAAGATGCATCTTTTCAACATCATTAGTCTTAATAGTACAACCATCTTGAATCATTAAATTATATAACGGGCAAATATAAAATTCATTATTAGTAGTAAGATCTAAGTCTATCATTTGTTTAGCATACCTTACAAACTCGCTCCCCTTCGTAAAAGTATAAACTCCAACTGCAGCATTTTCACTAATAACTTCTTTTTCTGCTGTCTTAATTACGTTTTTATTTTTATCTAATGATGCGTAACTATAAGCAGGATTGTTACTTTTAAATGTTAAAATAGAGCCATTTATAGAAGTATCAATATCCGTGGGATCAAAGAACGGTTCAAAGAAAACATCTAATGTATAAACTACTAAAGGAGCATCATTATCAATATATTCTTCTGCTTGTAGGCATGTTTCTACTGATCCCCTAGTAATCTTATCTATAACAATAATCTTAATGTCGTCACCATAGCGAGTTTTGAGTATTTTATCTAGAGAAAAATTACTTATATGATCTCGTCTTATTGCAAAAATTAAATTACACTCATCTTTCTTTTTAATTGAATCTAAACTCCAATCAATCATCTGCTTATCATCTACCATAATAAGCTGTTTAGGCATTACGTATCCTTGATCAACAAATCGCTGACCTCTACCTGCTATAGGAATTAGTATATTAGTTTTTTTCATTTATATCGGCTAAAATTTCTGAAGTAACGCGGTGCGCTTCTTTTATATTATTCTGTAAATCTGATTTATCAACTGCATTCAAAATACTATTAATAGTAGCTGCAGCAAACATATCACCGGCTCCTAATACATTTATATTATTAAGTATTTGTGTTTCTATAGTAAAAGATTTTTCTTTGTTAATACACAAACTACCACCTTTATGATGTAATATAACCCATCCTTTTACTTTTGAAGCAAGATCTTTAATATCCATAAACAAGTCTTCATCTGATATAAAAAAATAATCTACATATTTTAAAATTGATAGCTGGTTGAAAATTTTACCTTTACATATATCTATTGAAAGGATTTTACTTTTATTACTAACATCCTTTATAAAGGAAAGATCATCTAATTCATTAACATATAGTATATGCGACCATATTGAATCTCTGATAATAGGTTTTCTATCTTTTTGATTTAGATTAGCAATTGAAGCTCTCTCAGACTTTTCTTTATCAACCAGTATTAAAGCTTCGCCAATATTGGTAGGTTCAATATTAACTTGATAGTTTTTACATATCTTAGATAGCATTAACCATACATTAGCAATACCACCTACAGATTTATATGTAATATTACCATCAAATATAGTATCAGTAGTTATATGACCATATAAAGATATACTATTCATTATATATATTATCGTATAACTCAGCAATAACTCCAGTACCACCAGGTTTACTTAGTACATGCTTAACAGTATTCTTTATAAGATTGATTGCATCGCTAGGACAGTAGGTATGATTTAACTCTTTAATAATTTTGTAATCAGGTAAATCATCTCCTATGTATATAACTTCATCCTTATTAACGTTATATTTTGTTAATAGAAAATCTAACAATTCAACTTTATCTTTAACATGCATATCTCTTGTATAGTAAAAATCTACCTTTCGTCTAGACGCCATTTCACGATTAACTCTATCGTCTGCAGTTAAAAAACATACATTGAGATTATCTTTAAATCTTTTTATTGCAGTAAAATCTTTATCATTAAACTTCTTATTAATAACGTTACCTAAAAGATCATACGTCTTGCAACCATTTGTTAGAACTCCATCTATATCTATAATTAAGAGCTTATACATACATTTTAATATAATCACTACATATACCATAGCAACGATTTAATCTATCATACCGTCTATTTTTTCTTGGAAATATGTTTTTGTTTTCAGGTAATACTATTATTGATTTACTTGTAAGATCTGAAAGAGGTGATTTAGAATGATGCCATATAAAGCCTTTTGATGTTATCACAAAATTCTCTGTAGTATGCCAAAAATAATTTATGTTTTCATTTTCTAATACATCTACAATTTGCTTTAAACATTCTGTATTTTTTAAATGACACCATAAACGACTATCATTTAAAAAATCTATATTAACTTTATTTTTTTTATTATCATGACCTAACCAAAAATTATTATCTTTAAAACTTACATCTATTTCAACATCATAACCTTGGTCTAATGCTGTAATAATATATTCCGGGTCATTTTCATACTTAGTTTTTCCTGTAATATTACCTCTATGTGATATAAGTTTATTCCCACTCTTCGTCATAATAATATTCGCCTTGAGGTTCATATAAATCGTACTTATACCCTGTATTATACTTTTCCCACCACATTTTTATTCTCGGAAGGACGCCAAAAATCTTATCTCTTAACTCTTCAGATATTTGCATAGCTCTATATCTGCCTGGTGATGTATCTAATAAAAAATTTCTATAGTCTGCTATATGATCATAAACTTCATCATTAAATTTAGCAAAATAATGTGATCCAAAATAACAAGGTATTCTTACTGTTTCGTTTTCAAACCCACCTTCCCATGTTGGTGTTATTGGTTCACCTTCTTTATACAATGGACAACTATATAGTGATTTTATATCTTCTGTATATCCCCAAAAAATATGATCTTGTGGATGGTACGGGAAGTGACTACCCATGCCTACTGCATAAATTTTACCCTTAGGCCCGGTGCCATCAGTATATTTTACATCACAATCAAATCCCATTTTATCTACAAATCTTTTTAGCATTTTCATACTACTCTTCATAACAGTTTGATCGCTTCTAAACTTCATAGTAAAATCAGATGTAACTTGTTTTAACCCTTCATTTAATGAAACTAACTGCAAATTTAAATTCATAGGTGGTGTATACGGCACAGGACTCTTTACCACTATAATATTATCATCTTCAGACTCTAATGTCTCGTTATCCCAAGTAGATATAATTACTTTATCTATAAAATCTAAAGTAGTATAACACTTAGCTGTATCATAAGTTCCAGAAAAAATTTTACCTTGTATTACAACATCCATATCTACTCTATACTCCAATTTTTATTTTTAAATATTATTTCACCCTCCGGTAAAGGACTATGTAAATATTCTGTAAACAAATATGGTTCAAATCCTTTTTCATCTAATACCCTTATAAGCTCTTTTGGTCCGGAGCCTTTAGCATACATCTTATTTAAACTATCTAAACCTATTTCTGTTTCTATAAACAGAATATCTTTTAAGAAAACTCCAGCACCTTCAATAGCTTCAAGTTCAGCACCTTGTATATCTAATTTAAGATAACCGGGTATAAGTGCTTTTGTTGTAAGAATTTCTTTATAAATCTTATCTAATCTATATGTTTTTATTTTGTCTATTTTTGATACCTTTCTTTTTTTAAACAAATATTCACTCTCTTGAAGATTACGACTTGGTTCTTTAAGAGAGCTGCAACCTATTTCACTCTCAACAACAAAAAACGGAACTGAATGTTTGTTATGATTAGATACCGCTCCTTTAACAAAATAGTCATATCTTATATTAGTAGGAGACTCAATTGGATCAATACCAACAAAAATAAATTTACTCTTAGACCTTTCTAATTTTAAGCCTAAACAACAAGTAGCTTCATGAATCCATTTACCATCTCTACAGCCAGCATCAATTATTATACTATTGTCAGGTAGTGAAGAAAATATTTTAGTTTTTAATGGATCCTTCCACAAATCATTATAGTTTGATCTAATTTTAGATAAACTATATTCTGTTTTAAGATCCAGTCTCATTACTTTTTACGGAAAGGCATTATCCACGTATCAAGTTCTGTAGCTGATTTTGCGAAAGGTTCATCATATTCTAAACCAAATTCATCTAAAATTGGCTGTACTTGATGTGGATGAATTTCAATATTCCAATCATGCACTGCAATTCTATCTCCGCTTTTTAATAATCTCGAATATAGATTCAATTCTCTTAATTTATTACCACCATCACAAAAAATATAAGTTTTAAATTGCTTTACGTTTTCACTTATATGGTTAAATACATCTTTGTCAAAAACGTTTTCATAATGCATATTAATATATGGAGAAATTTCAGCCATTTTTTCAAACCAGTGACCTACACCTTCGTGTTCTCTACTAAACCAATGACCAGTTCCATTGTAACGTGTACGAGACTCTATATCACTACCATCAGTTTCTTCCTGTGGGTATGGAAAAGCTTCATAAGTATCAAAAATATATGATTCGGTTATAGCAGCCATATTTGCTAAATATGTACTTAAGGCTCCTTTTTGACTTCCCAACTCAACTATATATTCAAATCTATTTGACTCAACAAAATATTCTTGCCAGTATATAGCAGAGTAACTCTGCGACATTCCTGCTCCCATAAATCTACGACCAACTGTCTTAAGATCTGTAAGAGGTATAATACTATTTGTATATACCTGCTTATCTATACCTTCATGTGAGCCATGAACCGTCTTTAATAACTCTTTATCGTATTTCATATGTTTTCTTTTGTTACAACTGCTAACACCGGTAAAGGAAAAATAAATCCTCCGCCATTTTCTATAAATTCAGATTCTCGTTTAACTATTTCATCTTTAAAATGGTAAGGACCTACAAGATAATAATCTGGTTTCATATCTCTACTCTCTTCTTCTGATATAAGTTTTATACCGCTAATAGTTTCTGCCCCATGCTTTTCAGGACTACGCTCTGACGCGTAAGGTATTAATTCCGGACCTATACCACAATAATTTAAGATAGTATTAAGCTTGGTTGAAGCACCGAGTATATGTATAGTTTTCTTTTGCTTGTTTACTATATCATCAACTAACTTACATAAATCCTCTTTATGTTTTTCAACCTTTTCTCTAAACTCAGCATAAGGCTTATCCGTATCTAAGTAAGCTTCATACTCTTCTATTTTTAAATTTAAAATATTCTGTCTACGCTCTCTATTATCGTATTCAAAATTATCTTCATGTGTTATATAACACATTATAGCTCCACCGTTTGTAGGAGTTTTTTGCACATCAAAAAACTTTAATCCAGCTTTTTTCATTATAGCTTCAAGTGGTTGTAAATGGTAATGAACAATATGTTCATTTACAATTGAATCATAAGCCAAATTATCAAGTAATGACTTCCAATATGCTACTTCAAATATCCAAATACCTTTCGTAGATAATAACCTTTTTATTTCTTTTGCAAAACGTACAGGGTCATCAATATCATAATAACAAGCAATTGATGTTACTATATCAGCTGAATTATCCTCAATTAAATTATTAACTTGTTTCGATGGAAAGGTAGTATTAATAACCTGTATATCTTTATCTGTCTGTCTTGCAGCAATACTTGATGGATCTATTCCAATCTTAGTAAACTCCTTAGGATAATTTCTTAAAAGTGTATTATCATTAGAAGCAATATCTAGAACTTTTCCTGACTTAGAGCCAGTTATATCTAGAGCTGTATTAACTATACCCTGTAAATGATCTCGCATTGTTTGACTGATACCGCTCTCGTACCAATAATTGCAGTATAGTAAATCAGTATCAATGCTATGTAATGTTTGAACCAACCCACATGCATCTTCATGATCTTCAGGGCAGCACCTTACAATAACATTAGGCATGGGTCGTCTCGGTGGTGGTTGTACCCCATCTTTAACAAAGCATCCTTGAAAATATTGCTCACCTAAATCAATTACCTCTTTTAAATTAGGATTTCCACACACCCTACATTTTTGTTTATGAACTAACATATATATAATTAAAACTTAAATAGGGTTTATCAAGATGCTATAAGATTAATATCATTTTCAACCATACTATAAGCTAAATCTCTTAATGTTGAATCTAAGTTCCAATCAAGATCCTCTTGAGCCTTAGTTATATCCGCTGTTCGTATATCTTGCCATGAATTAATTGCATCCGGTCTGTAAAACTCTGGTGAAACTTTAATTAATACATCTCCTTTATATATATACTCTTCGTTTACACCTTCTCCTGACCACTCACCTTTAATACCTATGCACTCAAAGCAAGGATTAATAAAATCTTTAATAGTATACGAAATACCACTCCCTATTACATATTCATTAGGATTACGTAAATTTAAAATATCCCAAATTAATCTAACACAATCCCTAGCATCAGTCCAATCGCGTTGAGCGTTTAAATTACCTAAGGTTATAGGTTCTACTGGCTTCTTATCTTTATATGCTTTATGTATTTTTGCTACTCCATTTGTAATCTTTCGTGTTACAAACTCAATACCTCTTCGCGGGCTTTCGTGATTAAATAACCAGCATTGTATTGCAAATAAATCAAATGAATCTCTATAAATTTTTATAAATTGTCTCGCAGAACATTTAGAAACGGCATATGGATTACGAGGTTCTGAAGGATGTTTTTCATCTTGAGGAGCATACTTTACATTACCAAACTCCTCACTAGATCCTGCATTATATAGTCTACACTTAGGGGCATGCTTTCTAAGGCTCTCTAATATATGTAAGACTGCTGTAGCATTAACGTCAAAAGTCTGTTGTGGAAATGACCAACTAGCACCAACAAATGATTGAGCTGCAAAATTAATAAAATAACTAGGCTCGTATTTAGTTATAGATTCATTAATACTATGTACATCAGAAAGGTCTAAATCTATTAATTTAAACCTTTCGTTTTTAATATGGTGAATATTTTTATAATTTGGTACACTTAATCTTCTTACACCTCCAAGTATATTATAATCGGTATTAGCAAGTAGATGCTCCACCATATAACTTCCATCTTGCCCTGTTACTCCTGTTACTATTATATTCTTCTTCATTTTAATCTCTCGTATCCTATTTTAACTTCCTGAAGCTTTGTATCAAAAAACCGTTCTTGTAATTCTGTCTTAGCTAGCATTCGATAATAATTAGTCTTGTCAACTTCACTTGCTAATAGCTTATCTTCTTTAGCAGCGTCTACTGCATCAAATGTAACACTATTCGCTTCATACATATGTTTAAATTGATCTGACTTTAAGATTGTCTCAAACAACTCTTCACCAACTTGTTCTTTTAAATGATCAAAGTTTTTCTGTATATCAGCCCTATCCATATAACCTTTATCAGCTTTTAACTTTAAGATACAAATATAATCGAAAGCGAAAGCTTCATCAACCAGTAAATTTACCATACTATATTATACTTTAATTTATTAAAAATCAATCTATATGACCAAAATACTGACCGCATAAATTCCACTTATCATCGCAATAGCCTTTGCAATATTCAAATGTAGTTTGAACTCCTCTACCATAAAGAGATAGATTAGTAATATTTAAAACTCTAAATATCCAACAAAAAGAAGTATCAACAGTATGTATTTCCTTGGCTTTAAGAGCTAATCCTATCCAGTCAAAAGGTCTATCAAAATCATATTCCTTTATAGTAACTTCATTATCAAACTTTGGAATATTAGCTTCTCGTCTTTCTTGATGAGTTGTACCGTAAAATCTATTAACTAAAACAAAATCCTTTTCATTAAATGGCTTTTCTTTTTGTAAAAACTCTTCTAATTTTTTCTCACGTTCTAAATTACGTTCTATAGTAGGGTACTTATACCAGTCTGTATAATCCAATCCAACAAATTCATATTTACAATATAACGGACCTGGCTTATTACTTCTAACTAATTGATCGGCAATCTGAAAAGGTATATAAAGAAGTTCATCATTATTAATAATCTCACGAGGTTCTTTAGTTTCTAAAAAGTCTTTAAAGGGGTAATCCTCACTACTATCTATAAAGTTAATACCTGGGTACTTTATATAATCACCTATATAATTGTAACCACTATATACAGGCCATATTACTTTACTTACTTTTTTTTGCTCTAACAGCTTAACAGCAACTTTAAATAGATGTAAAATATCTCCTAACCCTGCTGGTTGCTTAATAATACATATTTTTTTCATTATTTAAATAGAAATGAATAATTTAAATACATCCAATCTTCAGGAATTCTATATTCCTCAACCTTGTTAAAATTATACTCAATAGCTTCTATCTTTGAATTGTAAATATCATTACCATTCTCTTTAAGATCTTTAATTATACTATCTAATTCTTTTTGATCGTTAAAATAAATAATACCATCTTTATCAAAATGATCATTTACTGAATCATCACCCCAAAAAATAGGAATAGTTTTAGTAGCAAAACAGTCTACTATTTTCTCCGTCCAGTATCCTGGCTGCCGGCAATTTTCTATTGTGATAGAATACATATATTTTAATAATGATTCTTCTTTAAACTCTACAGGATTATAACCATTACCAAACACTTCAATATCATCATTTAATTTAGATATAACCTTATGTCTAAGTTGATGACCTTCTGTAGTGTTCTTACCTGACGCGATAGTTGATACTTTATTCTCTTTTTTGGTATCTTTATAATTATTAATCCAACATCTACCATGTGGATAATAGAGATAATTCTCACCTTTTGATAAAAGATATTCATCAAAAGTTAAAACAAAATCAAATAATCTATTATTTTGCTCTATCCATTGGTATATATGTGGGTGTATTGCATTAGGTTCTAATAACCAAGCAACTTTTCTCTTTACACCAGATGCTTTATGAATATCGTTTAGAGACATATCTGTAATAAAACAAGTATCACTTACTGGTTTATTACTAAAGTTCCATTTAACATGCTTATTTACACCTTGATGACATGATGAAGGTTCACCACCAAAATTTTTATCTCTTATATTTACTTCTACCATGATTTTATATATTCTGTTAACTCTTCCTTACTCATTGCTTCAACTTTTTGAACTTCTTTTTCATTCTGAAGGTAGTATTTATGTTTATCTTTGTCTTTTATAGCTACACCACCTTCTTCATGAGGTAAATGAAATAAAAACCAGTTAGGGTTATTGTTTCCTACTTTCGCAACCGGTACATCGAGTTTATCTGATCTAGAAATAATTTCATTATCTTCATACCCCCAACCTATAAAGTTAGGATTAAAACCATTAATTTTTTCAAATGATTCCTTACTACCTATTAAACATCCTCCACATGCCATTGTATTACCAACGCAATAAGCTTGTCTGTCATAATAACCAGTTACAACATTATCTTCATCTACATTACTCGATAAAAATTTAAATAGTTGTGTACCAGTCTTATTATTAATCTTATCCTTAAGAGGATGCTCTACGTAAATAGCTGTTCCATTATAACCAACCACTATCATTCCTTTTTTAGCTAAACTAGTACTTTTAATTAAACTATCTATACTAACTAAACAATCTATATCTAAAAAACATACTATATCATTAGAAGCTTTTTTTAATCCCATATTATAACCTATACACTTATTATATGTACTATCATTTTTATAAAATATATATTGGTCTTCTTTTCTTACTAAATTTTTTATTCTTTCTTCTGAATCATCTTCTACAAAGATAAATTCGCAAGATGGGTATATAGATTTATAATATTTGTATACAATATCTAAATTACTCATTCTATGTTCGGTATCTTTTCGAAAGTGAACAATAAACGATATATCAGGTTTAGGTTTTTTAACCTTAAGATATTCACCTACATCTTGGAAGGTTGTATCTAATACTGATGTAGGGCCTATACCATGCTTGTTTTCAAAATACTCCCATGATGCGTTAATATTATCTTGCCAATCAGCTCTAGGTCTAATAGCTGAACTTTTTTCAGAGCATGCTTGCTCTTCTACGTAATCTAAACTATTAGCCAAGTCAGGCCACCACCAATACGGTGTTGTAAAACCTTGTTTGGATAGATTATAAGAATGATCCACATGTTCAAAAGCATTAGTATAATTTTCGTCAAATAAGCCTACCTTTTCTAAACTATTACGTGTATAAAAGCATACTGCTCCTACACAGTTTTCATTAAGAGAAATCTTAAAATCGTAATAATCAATAATTTTACGTGGTTTAGGTTCACCACCACTTACCATTCCCTTATTAGCAGGTCCATGATAAGCGAACATAAAATGTTCTATTCCAGTTTTCTTATAAGCGTTAATATATTGCTCAAATATATTACCTTTAAACTTCATATCATCTTCTACCAGAATAATATAATCACATCCTTTATCTAGTAGATGTTTAAGAGCTTTATTCTTAGCCTTACCTACCCCTTCACCGCCTTGAGTACGAATAAATTCAGCCCCTCTACGTTTAAAAGGTCCTTGTTCTTTGCTATCATCTACAACTACTAATTCATCATACCATTCATCGCTTATTGACTCAAAACACACATCAAACATTTTTACTCTATCACAAGTAATAATACCTACACCTATCATAATCCAAATCTCTTATAAAGCTCTTTCTCTTTATTTTCTTCATCAAGAGCACCTTCTTGTTGCAATAATAATGCTTCTAATTTATCTACATCTCCTAAAATTGATGGCTCATCAGCTATTAATGTACCGTCATCTCCTACATACTGATGTACAAGATCTATTCTCTCTTGAGCATTATGCGGAAGCTCTATAACTGCTGGTGAATCACCTTTAGGAAAGAAAATATCCGCTTCAGGATTTTGAGTATATTGTTGAAAGAAGGAATTAAAAATATTATCTATTTCAAGTATAAACTCAACGTTTGTTTCTCTAAATCCATCATCTTTTACTTTTTGATTTACATCAAATCTACATAGAAAAATAATATCCAAACATCTCATAGTCTCTTTCATGAGATTTATTTGTTTTGTTACAAATTCACGCGTAAACCCGTCTTTCTTTTTTTCGTTACACCATATTGTATAAGCTAAATTATCTAAAGGACATCTATCATAAATTACCTTACTATCTTTATCATAACTGGTCACCTGATCGACCATAAAGTCTAAGATCTTATTTTGAGTTTCAGGATTAGTTTCTGTAGAGTGTGTTAAATCTTCTTCTTTTAAGATATCTCTATAAGTTTTTTCTGGTGTTTCATACTGTTTCCATGTATGTAAGAAACTTTTTACCATTGTGGACTTACCACTATTACCTGTACCGGAAAACGCAATTCTCATACTATATATATTAAATTATACCTTTAATGCCATATCCCATATAAGCAAATGAAGCCTAGGAGAAAAATTAACATTCATTGCCTTAGCATATTCAGCTACAGCAGGAGCTCTTTCTATATGCTCTGCCCTACTACCACTACAAGGCATAAACCATATTCTATTTTTAGGTAAATTAATATCACCATCATCAACATACTTACGCCAGATTTCATCTATATCTTCAGAAGCGTTAATAACAAACTTAAATCCTGAACCAACATCCTTATGCCATTTTAATACTTCAGGTTTATAAGTCTTCTTCTCAGGATCTCCATTAGTAGTTAACTTAGGTGAAGTAGTAAAAGTAGCTCTATAATATTCAATCCATTTTTCATCAGGCTTAATAGTAGCATTAGTTTCAAAATCAATTAAAGGATGAAAATCATACTTATTAATAAACTCTGCCATAAACTTAAGCAGCTGCTTTTGCTGTACCATAGGTTCTCCACCAGTTAACTTAAAAATAGCACCAGCTTTCAATTTATCTACTAATTTATGCTCTTCAAAATATTCGAATATTTCATTAAAGGTCATCTTATTCTTGACAGACCATGAAACAAAGGAATCACAACCATGAGGAGAATCTTCAGATGCAAAACCTTCACAAGTTAGGTTACACATTGACATTCTAAAAAATACTGAAGGCATACCTACAAATTCACCTTCTCCCTCAAGAGTATAGAAAGCCTTATCATCAGATACTAACAATGTTTCTTTATTACAATCTACAGACATCTATATGATTATATGGGTTTAGAAGCTAAATTCAACTAAATATATATAACATGAGAAAAAAAGCTACACGTCTTGTACGTGAAACGCAGTTGGAAGAAATTGAAGAAAAAATGAAAGATAACTTTCTACTTGACTTTAAAATCAAAAAACCTTTTTATCTTAACCACAACCATAAAGAGTTTTATTCGCAAATAAAAAACTCTACAACAAATATGGTATTTGTTGATGGACCAGCAGGATCCGCTAAGACATATATCGCTGTATATGCAGCATTAGAGGAGCTTAGAGATGAGAAAGTAGATAAAATAATCTACATTAGATCAGTAATTGAATCTGCAGCAAAAAGTCTTGGCTCTTTACCAGGAGAGGTAGATGATAAATTCCTACCTTATGCAATGCCTTTACTTGAAAAGGTAAGAGAAATTACTAGTGATAGTACATGTGGTATACTAAAAAATAAAGGAATGATAGAAGCTATACCAGTTAACTTTGTAAGAGGTTTAACTTTTAACAATTGTGTAGTAATAGTAGATGAAGCTCAAAACTTAACTAAGAGTGAGATTACTACAATTCTAACACGGTTTGGTAGAAAAACAAAGTATATTGTTTGCGGTGATACGCATCAATCAGATATTAATAAATCAGGCTTTACTGAAGTATATCAAAAGTTTTCTTCCGTTGATTGTGTTGAAAACGGTATAAGTTCCTTTAGATTTGGAAATTCTGAAATCGTTAGAAGTAAAATATTACGATTTATTTGCAAGATACTTGGTGCTTAACTATTTATTACCCCATGAAGTGCCTGCAAAAGGATCACTGAAGTTACCTTGAGTCTTATTTGGACCTACGTGAGCAGCCTTCGGATTTGAAGTTGGTTTAGTATCCTCTTGCTGAGTATCTTCTTGCTGAGTATTTTCTGTTACAGGAATCCTACCTTTTTCTGACCACTCTTTCCAAGTTTTTTCAAACTCTTCATGAGATACGTAAGTTGTTGTACCTTCTTCGTCTTTAAATACTGTATTCTCTTTAACAGGTCGACTTACACTTGCATAGTTATTACTATGCTCGAATACAGTTACATTTTCAACCCATACTCTTCCATCAGTAGACTCATCAATGTAAGTATCGGCTGTCTTATATACCCACTCAGCAAACTTTTCAATACCAACACCACCTTCCATAATTCTAACATCTGCAGCCCCAACTTCACCTAGAGCAATAAATTTATCTCTATGAATATCATTACCTGAAATTACTAATGTATGATCAAATTGATTATTAAAAATATTTTTAAGTTCTTTTAAACCGCCGAAATCATAAACCCAGTTATTACTATCTAACTCTTTACAACCAAAAGTTATTTCCGCATTAAGCTGATATCCATGTACAAACTTACAATGCGAATCAGCATTGGGTTGACGAAAGGCAGTTGATCCAAGTTCAATTCTTTTTGAAGACGTATAAATCATAATATTATTATAGCTTATAAACTTGTAATAATCAACTATATTTGTTCATGTCTATCTAATTCATCTTTAATACGCTGTTTATCCATTTCCTTAAAACTTGTTAACCAACCAGCTTCTTGAAAAGCTCCTCTTAAAATAAGAGAACCTTTATTAGATTTAAGGATTTTATAAGGATAGAAGCAGAATGATTTATTATACTTTTTAAGTGATTCATTAATAAACTTATTAATACATTCCTTTATAGACTCCTTAGATGATCCAACAGCTGTAGATATGGTTTCAGTTGTACCGATAGAAGTAGCTTCTGCAGTTATATGCTTATCTTTACCATCTATACATCGTGTTAAAGCGCTTACTGGTGTAGGCATATATTCATTATTACAAACCTCTAATAAAAGCTCATATAGCTCACTATCTGTAAATTTTATATTGCTCATTTACAAATTATAATCTACTATTTATAAGAAGCAAAAAGTAAATTTAAGAGGCTTTCCCTCGTCTGGTCTCGGTTAATTAGCTATTTGGAAAGCAAAGTCAACTGTCGTAACAGACTAGCTTGTGAAGTTCCTTCCTTAATTCCAGTACTATAAAAATTAGTTGCTTCATCAGCTGAAGATTCTTCAATTTGATCTACCTTTTTACCATATATACCCGGTGCACGTGAACCTTTAAATGGTTGTATACCTACTTGATCCTCTTCATACGTATACCCAACAACTGTACCGTATGCTGGTTTACCTTTAGCTGTTAAATGTTTAATAACTTTACCAGTAAGTGGTCCTTTTTGATCTGGCTCTTGTACCTCTTCTACCTCTTCTTTGGTTAACATACTATAACCATCTTTTATTTCACGGGATCCAGCAACCTTTTCCCAACCACCATCTTTGAATTTATACTTAGCTAATTCAGCCTTAGCACCTTTCATTGGTTCTTGATTACCTTTATCATTGTAATCATATTGAACTATATTTACAACTGCTAATTTCTTTTTACCACGTATATCAGTACCAGGAAATACCATTACACCTTGGTCGTCTAAAGTCTTTAATAATTTTTCTTTTTTACTAGTTAATAAATCATCCGCTTTATCATATCCAGCACGTGCACCGCCTACTACATCTCCTATACCAGCCTCGATACCAGCATCAGACGCTGCTTTAAGAGCACCGCCCACAGCTCCAATGCCTTTACCAATACCTTTTCCAACACTCTTTATCTTATCAACAATACCTTCACTTAAGAGTTCTTTTTGAGATAACTTATCCATATACAATATTTAGTCTTGATAATAAAATAAGGTAACTATAATATAACTATAAATGAGTAAAGGTAAAGAAGATTCTAATTATGAGTGGTTAGGTGAAGATGATGAGCTAACTGGTGAAAAGGATATTGTTGCAAAGGAACTTATGGGTGATGAATATAGTAAGAGTTATTTTCCTCCTATTCGCGTTTATGATAATAAAGTTAACGCTAGTAAGAAATATATCTCTTCATTACCTGATCTTCAAAATGGTCCTTCGAGTTTAATTCAAGGAGCTGCTGTACCTATTCAGCAAGTTGGTATTCATAATTTTAAACTTCCTCTAACTTATAAGAAGCGTAATGGTAAAACTATTGAGCTTGAAACTAGTGTTACTGGTAGTGTGAGTTTAGAGGCTCATAAGAAAGGTATTAATATGTCTCGTATTATGAGAAGCTTTTACGATCATAAAGACGAGACGTTTAGTATTGATAAGATTAAAGATGTATTAGAGACTTACAAGAATAATCTTAAATGCTTTGATTCAAGAATAATGCTTAAGATTTCATATCCTATTAAGCAGAATAGTTTACGTAGTGGTCTAGAAGGTTATCAATATTATGATGTAGTATTTGAAGGTGACTTAACTAAAGAAGGTGAGTTTAAAAAGTATATTCATTTTGACTTTGTTTATTCTTCTGCTTGTCCTTGTAGTTTTGAGCTAAGTGAGCATGCTGAAAAGTATCGTAATAGAGCTACTGTACCTCATAGTCAACGAAGTGTTGCTCGAGTAAGTGTTAGATTTGAAGATATGCTTTGGATTGAAGATATTCAAGAGTTGTGTTTAGAAGCTTTACAAACTGAAACGCAAGTTATGGTTAAAAGAGAAGATGAGCAAGCATTTGCTGAGAAGAATGGTGCTTACTTAAAGTTTGTTGAAGATGCTGTTAGATTACTCTATGAGCAGTTTACTAATGAATCACGTATATTAGACTTTAAGATTGTAGCATCTCATAATGAAAGCTTGCATAGTCATAACGCTGTATCAGTTATTGTAAAAGGTGTTGAAGGAGGCTTTAAGGCTGGTGTTACTCGGGATGTTTTTGAATCTGCTGGATTAAGATAAGGAACTTCGTCATAATAAGGCGTGAATATATTTGTAACAGATGACGATCCCGTATACTCTACTTTAAATCTTTGCGATCAACATGTAAGATCTAAGATGCAGATTGAAGGAGCTATTATGCTAGCTCATGCTTTCCCTCAAGAGTTGTTAAATCATCCTTCTACGCCTAGAACATCAACTGGTAAACCTCGAAGAAGAGGTAAAGGTTATTTCAATCATCAATGCTCGATATGGGCTAGAGAAACTAAAGATAACTTTAAGTGGTTAGTTGATCATACGTTAGAGATGTTTACAGAGCGTATGTATAGGTGGCCTGATTCAAATGAACACTTTACAAAAACGTTTATTGAATGGTGCGGTAAAAATATTCATAATACTATTATGAGTAAGACCGGTCTAACAGAGTACGCTATAGCTATTAGTGATAGCTGTGATTGTAGAAAAGTAGAAGGTTTTGATGATCTTTCAACTATAGACAAATATAGAGAGTATATTCGTTGCGATAAACCTTTCGCTACTTGGACAGAGCGTTATATACCTGCTTGGTATTAAATTTTAGCTTCGACTTCTTTATGAGCAATGTTTTCTTGACTAACATCAATTAAAGCATCAAGATCCTTTTCAATAAAGTCTTTACTAACTAATATCTTAAATAAGTTAGTTGTTCTATCTCCTATAGAGAATGGAATATTTCTATATTCTTTATTACCAATCTTAAGATCAAAATTTACCACTGGTCTATCTTCTGTATGACCTGCTCCAACGTTAATAGTAATATCGTCTACCTTATCTTTCATTAGACGTTTATTGTTAACTGTCTTAAAGTGTACTTTATTACCTTGTACTTGGATATCTTCACCATGTATAACGTTAAATGCACCGTTACCAGAATCTAATTTAGATGGAATCTTACCTATACCATCTACATCAAAAAATTCAATAAGACCTAATACAGCCTTTTCAGCAAAGAACTGTTTAAACTTCTTCATACCCTTTATTAAAATTACCTTGTTCAGGTTTAACAACTATAGCTATTTGTTGTTCACTGTGATTATGACCTTTTTCGTTCATCTCGTAATCAAGATAATGGAATACTGATGAGAGATAATCTGAAGCTTTAGTTATCTTTGAAGCTACCCAGCCTTCTAAACCAGGAAGCTCTTGTACCATCATACTTAATTTTTCAGCATATTCTTTTGCCTTGAGAAGATCTCTACCAGCCATATCAATTTCTGATTGATCATTCTCACCCATACAACTAGAGCATTGACAGTCAGATCCATGACCAACATTCATATATGCAGCTTCCATTAAAGCTATTTCTTTACGCTTCTGATCTCTCATATTAATATTTATGCAAGTATGTTTTTTATTCGCTCTTTATCATCTGATGAAACTTCTTCTGGAACGAAATAGTTTAAAGCTTTATCTATATCCTTACTAATTAATTCACGTGTTTGACTTCCGGAAATACCACCTTCTTGCATAGGTATCTTCACTACATTAACTAATGGATACTTATCAATATTATTAGTAAAGTAAGCATAACGCTTTACATCTTCATCTTTAGCACCTGCACCTACGGATAAAGTTTTATCTAAATTATCATCTGCAAATTCATATACTGCTCTTACTGGATTAGGTACATATACAACACTTACAGGTTTACCTAGGTAATTAGAATATATGTTCCATATTTTTTCTGATTGCTCAGGTGTTATACCATCTCTCTCTTTACCACCTATAAAAACAACTCCCTTATCTGCATCTTCTAGTAAATATCTTAAAGCATTAAAGTGACCTTTAGTAGGAGGTTTAAACCCTCCAGGTAGAAGAGCTACTTTTTCTGAAGTAGATTCTGCATTTTCACTTTTAGAAGCTCTTAATTTGTTTCCTGCTTTTTTAGCTGCTTTATACGCTTTACTACCTTTACGTGCACTCTTTCCACCACGCTTTTTCTTTGCGTTAATGTTTGCCCATAGACTTTCTGTATAATATTGTTTGAAATTTTTCATTTATCTTCCTCCATACTATCTGGATACCAATCAGGTAAAGGTGCTTTTTGTATTCTATTAGCATATTCCTTTTTAGCTTCTTCAAAATCTGTTGGAACTTTACCATCTACCATATCTTTAACAAATCCTAAAGTAGCAGCATTAGCGTATAAGTCACCACATCTTGCAGTTACTTCTTTTTTAAGACCATCATATATAATACTACCGGTTACATGACCTAAAGTATCTAACATATCAGCTGGTACATCTATATTCATAGTTGAATATACATAATCTCTATGCGATGCAGGAAATTCATGAGGTATACTCTCATCTTTGATATATACAGACTCAAATGGAGGTTCAATATTATTCCAAAGCAACATATTTTCTGTTACTTCATCAGGTTCACCAAATTGCTTTATAAGTTTTATTGCATAATCTCTAGCATCATCATGCTCCCAACCTTTAAGAGATTCAACAGCTTTATTTTCTTCAAAAAACTCTAAAAACGTCCTCATGGTCTATTCGATCTTATAATATTTATTCCGTCAGGTTCAACAAAAAACACCTGCATATCACCAAACTCTTCTCCAGTAAAACCAGCTCTTGGCAAGAACAACATAAAGTCTTTTAACTCACCAGTCCCAATATCAATTGCAATATCCCTATACTGATCACCGCTTTCAGCAACAGCTGCAGCTATTTGCTTAAGGGCTTCAGGGTCATCAACAGTATAATAAGACTCCTTACCGTCTGCAGTTGGATCTATACCTTCAATGTTGACATCAAAAAGACTTTCACCGGATCTATATATTAACGGTGCAATTTTTTTACTATTAAGTTCGCTAACGAAGTCTATAGGAGAGAGATAATTGTTTTGTATATCTTGATACTCCTCAAACGCAGCTTCATCTATGTTTTCAGTAAAATATTGTTTAAATGTTTTCATTACTTAGAACTTGTTTGACCTCCACTAAAATTAGCACGGCTAAACTCTAATCTATCTACTAATTTAACTGCATCACCAGCTTTAGATACACTTACATAACCTTCAGGAGACGTTACCTTTAACGTACCGTCCTCTGCGTCTAAGAAGTGCTTCGTGTTATACACAGCGTTATTATATTTGTTTACAAATATTTGCTTAGCTTGTGAGAGTAACTTACTAACTTTAAAGATGTTTACTATATCATCTTTTTGCTCCTTAAACTCAGCCATTTTCTTCTTAAAACTCTCTTCAACTTTAAGTTTACCAGCTTTTGATTTACGTTTATCAATCTCTTTTGCCATTCTTCCGGTAAACCAATCAACAAAGTTATTAAATGAATCTTCAGGATCTTCTAAGAACTTACCTTTTTGAATTTCAGAGTTAGCATAAATGTTAAGTAAATCTAAAGGAAGGTCTCTATAATCAACTTTAATTGAATCAGCAGTTTTAACAAAATCTCTCACTTGTTTAGCTTCATCTGTTGTAAGAGTAACTGTTCCTGTAGTGTCGGAAAATACAGCATCATCAACCCATACACCAGGAACCTTCTTAAGACCCTTAACGTTAATACCATACTGTGGAGGACTATCTAAATCTGCATATCCTGTATGGAATATAATACCAAATACTGAATTAGCTATTTCTTTACCTAACTTAGAGTCCTTTTCTACAGCATACTTAATTGTGTTTGGTTTAAAGGTAAAATGTTTTACTCCATCAATAATTTCTTCGTTTACCGATGATGAATCAAACATGAAATCACCTTGAAGTACTCCTTTGATACCAAGCTTTGGAAGATACTTAAGAGCTTTCTTTAATTTATCAGCTAAACCTGGTGCATGTCCATGGTTCATCTCTACATCATTATCAGTATAGTTAATCTTTGGACCAGTTTTATTAAAGACCGATTTAGTACCTACAAAAAACTTACCAGTATCAGGATGCTTACCTACAAACATAGCAGGTGCACCATCCCATTTTACAGTAGTATTAACTTTCCTTTTACTCTTACCTTGTAAATGAGATAATAAGTCAGTTATAAATCCTCTAGCTGTCTTATAACCAGCTTCACCCTTAGTAAGTACCAGCTCTTCTAAATGAGTAAGGTGGGTATTAGCCTTAGCTTCAGTTAAGAGCTCGTATTGTTCAAAATATAATTTAAATGTTTTCATATTCTTCATCTTGTTCAGGCCCATATGGTGAGAATGCATATGTGTAATCTCTATTACCAGCTGGACCAGATTTTATAATTGATGGTAAGCTTCTCTTTGCTCTAACGTTTAGTAATTGGTCTCCCGACTTTACTACAGCAATTCCACCTCTACCAGGGTTAGTAGTATTGATAGCAAGTAAAATATCCCATTCACCTTCACCAGATTTTTTACTTAGCTTATAATTATCAAACAAGCTCTTTATATAATCTTTTGTAAACCCACCTAAACTTTTTGCATTTATTGAATTAACTAGTTCATTAATAATATTACCATCAGTAAAAAATTCCTCAAATAATTCTTTAGGAAGATTATTTTCGTAACCACTCGGTAATTTTAGATTACCGTTTTTCTCATTTTTATCTAAGATTTTCATTAAATACCACAGTCCTTCGATATTTAGAGTAGCTTGACCTGGCCTAGAATTATGAACATTCTCGTTAGCAGCATCTTTAAGCTTTTGATTCCAATTCTCACCTAGATATTTTTTAAATATACTGTTTATTTTTCCTGAAGTAGGATTTTTGCTTTCTAATCCTATACGTCCATCTCCTTCTTTAAGTTCAACCAAGTTTCCAGCTATATTAATATCACCCTTACCTTCTTGCGAAATGCTAGGAGATAGAGCAGCAAGTGCTGCTTCACCAGGACCAGCTTGCTTTCCACCAGTACCTACTTTTTTAGCAGCAATATACGCTTTAAGCCCTTCATCTGTAAAAATATCTCTATAAGAAAATACTTGACCATCAGATGCATTTAAAATTTTATCTACATTTATAGCTGTACCGTCTTTAATTTGACCGTATAAAGCTTTCATATCATCTGAAGTAATGTCATCAGATACTATTAACGCTTCAATAAATTCATCTTCAAGCTTTGGTGATATTCCGGATAGACCACCTTTAAAAAGTTCTTTAAAGTTCTTTTGAGTATCTTTCTTACCCAACAATCTATTGATTCTATGCTTTACTTCAGGTTGTAAAGAATTTATTTCCTCTAAATCATCCGCGGTAAAAGTAAAATCAGCCTTACTACCAGTTGGAGCATCAACAAATTTAGTTTCTGGTTTAAATTTTGGATCATCAACTATATCATACACTGGTTGACCATCACTATCTACTACAGACTTACCGTCGGCATCTTTCTTTTGAATTTTTTTCTTACCTCTTCCACCACCTTTATCTTTTCCTGATGCATAAGTGAGACCAAATTCCCCTTGCTCGTTTTCACCTAATATATTTAAATGTTTACGAGGAGGTATATTACCGTTAACTTGCTCTCTATAAATTCTTTCTAGCGACCATTGCATAATATTAATTTTCTAAAAGTTCATCTTCTAAGGGCTCATCAGTAAATTGAAGTAGTCTTGAAATAGTTTCAACTACTTTCATGGGTTCTGTTTCATTAAATTCATCATTAACTGCGCTAGCAATTTGTGCTTCTTGTGTCGTAGGCTTATATCTAAATGCATCAGCAAGTATCTGAGCTAAATATAGCTCTGACTCAGGAGTAATGCCACCTAAACCAGGTCCTCTAGTATATACTGCTCTTAAAGCTACAGGCAACCTAATTACTACACTCTTAATTAGTGATCTTGGATTTGGATCTTCAGTTTTAGGAGCTATATTATGTGATCCTATTTCTTTTAATTCAAGTTTCTCAATATCATCAGCCTCATCATCAGTAGGCATAAACGCAAAAGCAGCTGCTATAAGTTCTGCCATAGCTTGTACACCGGGAGATGGAGCTTCTTCAGTTGTTTCTGCGTCAGTATCAGTTGTTTCAACCTCAGCAATATCTACATCTTCCTCTTGTTCAAAAAGAGTCATAAGCTCTTCCATTATTTTTAAAGTTCTCATTATTTTTTAGCTTTTAGCTGCTGTTTCCAATTTCTTAGCAATTGCCAACGCAGCTGAAGACATTTTTCTCTTAGCCATTTGTAATTGTCTTTTAGTTTTACTTGTAAGCTGTCCTCCAAGAGATTGATCCGGTAAGCTTGCTATAGCATTTATAGCCTCAACTGAATTTTTAAAGTCTTCATTATCCTCAACCCTTAAATGTCCTCCACTTTCTTCAGCAAATTTTAAGAAGTTTTCATATGAAGAACCTACATCGTTAGGTAACGTAACTGTTGCCATTAAATTACCGTCTTTGTCTTTATATTCTACAGTAAAAGGTCCTTCTCCTGGTTTGTTCTCTTCTATCAACTTCAGAAACTTGCTCATGTATATATTTATGGCAATAAAGAGAGTTTTATATTTATATTTGTTAGAAACTCCTTTTCAATTTGCTGAAGTTCGTACCTTCTTAAGAATAATCTAAACTTATAAAACGAAACAGCTGAAGTATCTTTCTTATTAAATGACATATAGTCACGATCATCTAAAAAAGTACTAAAGTCTGCATCATTATATGTAATATTAGTAGGTAAAGCATTAAAAATACGCTTAACTAGAGTATGTTCAATGGATTTACTATTAGTTTTGTAGTAAAACCACTTTTTATTATTAGTTTCCCTACATATTCTTACTAATTCCTTAATAATAAAGTGTACTCCGAGCTTATTCTTATCTTTTCTTGTTAGTTTTAACTCATTTTCATTAATATAGAGTAGATATTCATTAAAAGACCTATCTAAACATTTATTAAAGTTAATAAACTCAAATCCACGTACTAGGTCCCTTACGACCCCCGATTCTAACATTGATAATTCCGTTGTAGTAGTCATCTCGAAGTAATACTTCTTCTTTAAATTGTAATCTAGCCTCGTAATAACTCAACTCCCACTTCGAATCACACCATCTAAGTATTTCAAACT